GGCTAGACCACACTTCAGAACGGATCAAGTGACCCGAATTACCAGTGTCCATCATAATGATGTACCTCCAAAGTTAGTTTATGAATAAAAGGCTTGGCCTTTCTCTTGTCTCGCTTTGAATAGTTTGTTTTGTACAGCAGGAGAATAATACTTCTTAGGATCACTGCGTCTAATAGACTCAAATGAATCCCATGTATCTGCTTCTACTGCACCTAAACTATTCACTTTAGCAACAGCTTCTGTATTGGTCGTACTAGCTGTAATAGATGGGGTAATTGTCTTATCCCTACCTATACCTAGCACAGAGTAAAACGCATCAGGTGATTTAGCAGCAACATTAGCAAGGTCTTCCATTGAAAGGTTTAACTCTTTCGATTTAGTTTGGACTATCTCACTAGCTTTATCAGTACCGAACAACTCTTTCATCTTAAAGTCTACAGCCTGAATGTTATCTTGTGCTACCTTCTGTGTGTTTTTCTGGTCTAGGGTTTGAGAGATAAGATCGGACAGCGCTTTCTCATCTAACTGAGGAGTGGTGTTCTCCTGAGCTTTCATAGAAGCTTGTAGTTCCTCATGTTCTCTCTTAATACGATCAGCCATATCTTCTGCGTTAAGTCTTTTGTCAAGCTCACCACGTAACTGTTCGTGCTCGGTTTTCATTTGATTAATAAATTGATCTGCGTTATGATAGCCCTTTGCTAATTCTTCAGGACTTTTATACTTTTTATTGTCTCCTACATAATGTTCTAAAAGACTAGAAGTTTCATTAGCAGTATGAATAGTATCTCCATTGGGTTGGTCATCCTCTGGTGTTTTATTAAATATGTCAGCCACTTGTTTTTCCTTTTCTATCGGTCAATGTAAGGATATCTTTATAAGCTCTTAACTGACCATTACGATCTGCTTGCTTATAAGCCCAAGAGTTACTTTCATAATCTGCTTTAGTAGGGCACTCTAAAGATTGTATTTGTTGTTGAACGATCTCAGTCAGACGGTCTAACAACATGCTGGAGTTCTTTACTGCACTGTCAAGGTTTTCTTTATCTTTACCTTTTAAGTTGCTACTCCATTTTGAGTTAATCATTATACTATTATTATACCATAGTTTCCTCTGGTTGTCCAGAACTTAATTCAGGACTCTCACCTAAAGCTGCTTGTTCTTCATCTAAACTTCCTTGCCCTGCATTCATCATACGTTGTGTTTCTAACTGTTCAGCTACTCTGATGTTAGGTTGCACTAGATTAAATTTCTCTATGTTAAGTAGTTCTTCTATTACTTGTGCAGTCTTAATACCTGAGATGTGTACATTGATAGCAGGGTCTTGTCCTACTGCTGAGTTTAAAAGGTTCAGCATGTTCTGGAACTGGTTAGCTCTTTGAGCAAAGTGACGAGCACCTATAGGTCTAATCTTACCACGTGCTGCTAGGTCTTCAGGTGTTATCGTTTCAAAGAGAGCTGCACCAAACTCATCATCTACAACACGGACTACATCAGAGATTTCCATGTTACGTCTAGCTAGTTCAAGCATGTCGTTAATTAAAGGCTCTAAGAAGTTACGCTCAAAGTAACTTACTTTATTCATAAACACACGGCTAGATGCATTGTCTAGTGTCTGTACTTCAAAGGCTGTCTTCTCTCCCGGTGTACGAATACCCATTGCTTGTCTAGGAGCACCAGCCATCTCTTCCATCTTGTTCTCTAAGATAGCGATCTGTGTGTCAGCATTTAAAGCTGTAGTGTCTGGTCGCATAAACTCTACGTTACCATCTTCTCCAACGTATATCTTCTCTCCCGGTCCAAATGAGAAGTCTTCTACAAAGCCTTGTACCTTAGCTATAGGGTGTGCAATCATATCAAAGACATCAGCTTTTAGATTTTCTAAGTGATCAATACGGTACTGCATACCTACTAAGTTATCTAGTGGCCCCATTGCGTACAGGTTGTCAGGACGCAAACGCCAGCCAGCGTGTCTAATAGACTGCCCTCTCCAGCTAGGGTTAGCTACATTACGGATGACACGTTGTCTATCTGCAATCGTAATGATCCGATTCTTTAGAAGTGTTTTAGTTGAGGTATCGTAGATGTCTCCATGAAACTCTAAGAGTTCTACGTAGTCTGACTGGTAGTACTCAAAGATAGAACCAAAACCATCAATAGTAAATCCTTCAGCTTTGTCTACGTCATGTGTAGATAGACCGCTTACGTTCTGACGTACAGTTACTATATCGTTAAAGACTTCTGATAAGTAACCCATCTCAGGGTGATCTTCTATGTCAGCTGCTACTTCACCTAATGACTTGATGTACCTAATAAGCTTAGGGGAGTTGTCAATGCTAGTTGCTACAGGGTTAATTAAAACATCGTAGGGGCTTAACCGTACAGCCCTTGGTCCTACATAGCCGGGGTAGACTTCGCCTGTCTCTTCATCTATACGTGTTTCATTAACGTACTCAGTAGTTCCTATAACATTACCGTAATCAATAAAGTCATAGACCATAGTAGATACTATATTAATAAAGTTACCGTAACGTAGTTTATTCTTAATGTAAGAAGAGATTACTTTACGTTTCTCTTCAGCTTCCGCATCTTCGTCATCACCTTCCCATAGAAGCCAATCATCATTTGGAAACAATGCTGCCATATAATTAGCATGTAGGTTGTCCCTTATCTGACATAGTTTAGGTGTAGTCGTAGAGTTCTTCCAAGGTAGGGTAGCATTAGAAGTCTTTGTAGTATCCGTAGCAAAGACATAGTTACGGAGTTCTTTCTTATCTTCTACCCAAGACCTACGTTGGTTAGCCCACTCTAGGTACTTGTTTCCAATAGCATTAGCTAGAACATCTGGTGTCCCAATATACTCTGCAAAATCTAATGTACGTCCAGCCATGTTATTTATTACCTATTAATTAAATCCACTAAATGAATCTACTTGTGATGATACGTCCTGAGCTGCTTGATCTCCACGACCTGTAAAGCCACCGTCTGATTGGGACTGTGTTTGCCCTCTAGAGTTACGGGACGAAGAGTTTCGTTTCTTTAAAGCGTCTGCTTGGACTGCTTCTTTAGCTGCTCTAATGTCTAAAATCTCTTGGTTAGCTCTAGACTTAATTGCGCGTTCTTCAACTTGTTTACGATTTGTTTTGTCTACTTTTGTAGTTATACTCTTAGTAGCAGCTCTAAAAACTTGAGGTGAAGAGATTTTGGGTGAAGTACTGGGAGTAAACTTATTAATAATAGTTTCAGCTCCTGTGACTATCCTATTTCCTAGTTCGTCTAAATCAGTTTCTATTTCCTCTACAACACCACTGATAGCTTTACCGGGGTCTCTAACAAAATCACCTACTTTATTTACCGTACCTTTAATACTGCTATAAGTATCTGTACCAATCTTACTAATTAAAGAAGATGGTTCAGTTTTAGGTGTACCTTCTTTATCTTGAGTAAGACTTGTTGTTCTGTTGTTAATACTGTTTTCAAGAGCAGACTTAGTTAAACCTACACCGATTGACATAATCCCTGTCATAACTCCAACAGGAGTAGGTGCAAAAAGACTTACACCCTTTAGTATATCACTAGAACCTTTTTCTTTTGCATTGATGCCCGATAACGTATTTCTCATTTGCCCTAGTGACATTTCATTAAAGTTTAAGTTAAATGACTCAGCCTCTGTAGGACTATACCCATCACCTCCACCACCAGTGTCAACTCTAGCTCTAGGGCGGAGTGGTTGAGCAGCAGGGCCTACAGCGTTCTTAGTTGAACGTAAGTCTTCTGCAACTGTAGTGTACTCACCAACTGCACGTGGTGGCTTTAGAAACCTGTTAGTGCTTGATGGTCCAGCAGCTACAGATGTGAAGCCTCTGGATACTAATGATCTACGTGTTGCCATTACGCTGTTACTCCTCCGAATCTACTGTGGTAGACTATATTGTTTTGTGGTCCGTTGTTGTTCATATGCATCTGACTAGGTGGTATGGCTATCTCAATAGCACAAGCTAAGGCATCCTTAACGTCATCGTGTGGCGGGTGTTCCTGTGTTAGCTCGTCTTCTAAGATTTGACAGTTACCTCCTTGGTAGTGCCAGATAGATAGGTTGTCATACTTAGCTTCTAAGATAGACCTGATACGTTCTTCTTTAGAACCACCATGTCTGTTAGGACTGTGTTCATCTATCGACAAAGATAGTCCATTAGGTTTGATGTAGGAGTTCTTTAGCTCCTGTACAATAGCTTTCTGTGCTGCTGTTACTTCAGCTCTTAGCTTTCTAAAGTCCCACTTAACAAATGCTCGTAGGATGTATGCGTAGTACTCACTGATCTTCTCAGACTTAAACCGTTCTATATCTAAGACATAGTAGTTATGGTTAGGGTCTATGCCTACAACGACTAGAGCTGTTGAGTCAGACCTTTTGTTTAGTGAGTACGCAAAGTCAATAGCAGCAAAGACATTAAGGCGCTGTCCTTTGTAGAACCAGTAACCTTTCTGTCTAGTCAGGTGAGTCCTTTCAAAGTATTGAAACTTATCAGGAGTGATACCTGTACCCTCAGGGTTGTTAGGGTTGTTGTAATACTGAGCAAAAAACTGGGTACGGTCTAGGTACTTGCCACGTTTTTGTGCTAGAATTTTACGATCGAAACCAAACCACTTACCATCAGGGCGCTGCTGTCGGGGCCAACAGAACTCACCAGTTCCATCACCCCTGTTTTCCACTTGTTTCTCAAACTTCTCATATAGGGCAGAGTGTTCAACAATGTTACCTTCATCATCATATATCTCTTCTTGCATTTCCATAAGATCATTGTACAAGTCTTTTGAATGATATCTAGTACCAACTACCCACTCCTTTGCTTCAGCACCTTCAATAGATGAGAGTAAAGAGTACTGGGTCTTAACTTTGTTACGGCCTTCGTCAGTGTACGCATTCTCTGGAACAACTGTGTCATCCAAGACTGCCACATCGCAATGTAAGCCAGTGATCGACGTTGTAAGTCCTGCTGTAAAGATTGAAGGATCGCGTACACCTTCTTTCTTTCTGAGAGGATGGTCAACAGAAATCTCATTGTTCGTCCATCTTTCACGCTTCCCTTCCTCGTAGTTAATCATTTCAGGCCAGTACCTCATATAGATTGTAGAGGTAAGGATGTCTTTAATAAACTTTAATTGTTTCTCAGCTAGGTTAGCTGTAGCACTTATATATAAAATTCTATGGTCAGGGTGCTTTGTTAAGTACCAAGCGACTCTGTAGGCTATCATACGAGACTTCTGATGGTCCCGTGGTAGTAGACATAACTGTAAGGCTTTCGCTTCCTGCCGTGTCCACCATTGACATAACTCTACGTGTACGCCACCTAAGATAGACTGAGGAGACACAAGCTTAATAAATGTAACTAAGTCTGACTCAGCTGCACTACGTATGTTAACGTGTTCATCAGTTAGAGACAATAGACAAACCTATTCGTGCCATGTCATCAGAGACTTCCTCTTGGAGCTTGGCAGCTATCTTTGTTTCCTTTTCAATCTCTTCTTTAGAGGGTCTGCCTCGTTTACTGGCTGTGTCCTGCCATCCTTTGTTAGCTAAGAATTTAGCTGCACTGAAGGCGTTCTTACCAGTTAACTCGGCAGCTACTCCTAAGATACCTCTACTTTTAAGACGTACTTCTAGTTCTAGAGGCCAGTCTTCTATGTAGACTTGTATAGCTTTAGAGTTCTTTATCTTGAGCCAGTGCTGCCAGTTGCCGAAGGTAGCCATAGCAAAGCTGTACTCAGTAGGGTCTTCGTAGTCTAGATAGATACGTTTGAGGCTAGGGAGTTCCCCTTGAGGGTCTTCATCCTTTAAAGTCCATAGAGGAGCTAAGCCTGTAGAAGTATGTACGTAGAACTCTCTAAAAAGAGATTGTGTACGATAACGTCCTACATTATCTTTCATTACGTTACTCAAGTCTGCCTCCTTGCATCATAAACATAAACTCTTTGTATGACATAGTAGTTAGAGTCTCTACACAGAAGTCTTTAACAAAGACAAACAAAGCTTGTGGCTCATCAGGTTTAGAGAACATAACAACTGTGTCAGACTTGAAGTTTGATCTAGGAGCTAAGTAGTTATAAGCTATAAGAAAGGTTTCAGTTTGTTTTGAATTCATAGCACGATTACTAGATGCAGGGTACTCTTTATTGATAGCTTCTATTAATTCAGTAAAAGGTGCCTTACATTCGTCTGCTACTACAGGTAAAGTACCGACAAGAAGTATAGACATAAAGATAAAGATTGCTTTGATCATACTACTATTATACCTTAAAGAACGTAGGAAGTCAAGCTATAAATTAATAATGAGGGACTATAGAGTATGTAAGAGTACTTATCTCTTATATTAAGTAATAGTAGTAGTCATACTCTAGAGTACTCTAAGGCCGCTCCCCAGTATGTAGGAGTACTGTAGAGTATAGGGTACACGCTTCTTGCCGATCTGTCAAGAACTATTTGTGTCTTTTCCAACTCCAGAATTTCTCTAGGATAATGTCAGGTCGTGTGAAAAAGAACACCACAGACTGGACACCCCGCTACTCCCCGGCTCACTTGCGAGTGATTCTCACTAGCAACTTCCCTACTTGCGAACGATTCTCACTCTCAACAGACTTTTCAGACTGAGATGCAACTGCGAGTCATTCGCAACTAGCCAGCTCAACTCCTAAGCTCTTGATAATGCGAATCATTCTCAACAACATGGCACAGTACTTGCATACACTTTGTTGGCCCTGTTATTGCATATGCAAGAACCATGCCAAGTATCTTAATGCAAGTACCATGCCAACATTTCACTATTTTGATCACAATAAAGTGATGATAAAAGTCTTTTACCTACCCCCAAAACGTGTATAATCAACACGGGCCACTGGTCCTCATGCCCATATTGCACCGCACCATTTATGTTGCACCGCACCACACTTACCTGAGGTAAATGAAAATGACAAAGACAGTTAAAAACACCGAAATAGAGCAAACATCCCCGATTGATGCAGTTAAAGCTGTATTAGTACAGGGAGATGCAGTTGAAGCGTTAGCCACTGAAACATCTGGCAAGATGGATGCCATGTTGCAAGCGTTTGTGAGAGAAGAACAGTTTTTTGTAACCCTAATCAATACATGGGATAGCGTATATGATGCCAACTTCTGGGCCTATAACAATATCGACCCAGATACAGGCAAAGCCACCCCGATTGCAGGTGGCAAAGCACCTAGCAAGGTTGCTACATATAAAAGCCAGATGCTTAAAGCTTTTATCGCTAACAATCGGACGCTTACTGGCATTAAAGACTGGGCAGAACTTAAAGAATTGATTAAAAAGCAAGATACCCAACTTGAAATAGATGCTAAAGCGGCAATGACCGAATTACAAAAAGTGGTAAAGGTTGCTGTAAAAGCTGGCAAGATCAATCTTGAATGGATCAAGCAAGCCACTAAGCATATTGAAAACAATGATGGAATGCTAGACGACTAAACCTAACACCTACCAGCGACAGGCGAGGCGCTCAGTGTAAAAGCTGGGCGCTTAGTCGTGTTTGTTATCCATTGTTTCCTAAGGCCACTTACCTCAGGTAAACGCTATCTAATCAGGAGCAAAGCGAATGAGTTTAAAATTACATCGACATGACAGTGGCTTCAAGGTGCTGTTCGATTGCGTTAGGGTGGGGGACATACACCGCACATCGTGTGATCATTGGCGTGTCGTTGACATACGCAAGTATGATGATGGTAATGCTAAGGTGTACGCTACTAAGGCTGAAGCGATACGACACTTTACGTCATTCAGTTGGCGTAGTGTGCTAGGCCCATCACCGTTGAGGATGGAATCACATCGTAAGTATGAGCCTAAGCCAGACGGTTCAATCAAACAGAGGTGGGCGCAATCATGACTCGCCGTGAAGCAAGACTCCGAGTAGGTAACGGCTCAATCAGAGCTGGCCTAATCTTAACGGTAGGTATCGTATGTCTACTAATGTTTACTTGATAAGGGAGAATAAAATGTTATTCATAAGAGTAATGAAGCATTCGTATCTATTCTTAGGTATCATACTGATACTGGTAGTAGTCAGCGGCCTATCTATGTCTGTCTTAGATGATAAAGGATGGGAGCGTTTGACTTATGAAGTTGTAATACCTATGTCAGTAGGTGTAATATCAATCTGTGTAGCGCTGATGCTACACAAAGTAAAAGGAAAATGACTATGACATTCGTAATGACGCCACATCTTGAAGGACGTATTGGGCAGATTTTAGAAATCTTAAAAGAAAATGATTGGGTAACCGTAGAGGAGCTGAGTAAACGTACAGGGTACACGAAGCAAGGCTCTATATCTGCGTTGGTTCGGAACCTACGTAAGAAAAAGAATGGAGGCTACAAGATTGATGGACGCTACAATGCTCAAAGAATATATGAGTACAAGTTAGTCTTGAGTACACCAACACCTATTGAAAGATCAATAGAACATTGGGAAGAAAA